GCCGTAGATGTACATCGTGGTGGTGTAGGTGTACTGTATGTCATTCACCAGGGGAGCGATGCCGCTCTCCTCGCTTTCGATGAACTCTTTGAAGCCGGCGGTGTCGTTTACTGATACCTGGGAGAGCATGGTGTTGAACATCTCGCCCATGACATTTACGGAGTATACCTTGCCGTCCTCATATTCCTCCAGCATGGGATGATTGCCCATCATGGCGTTCATCATTGCCGACATATCAACGGTCTCGCGCTGGATGGTGAGGGGATAGCTGGAAAGGGTGTCCTCCTCTACGCGGTTGATGTAATTGGAGATGCCGTTTGACAGCGAGAGTATGAGCGCAATGCCGATGATGCCAATGGAGCCGGCGAAGGCGGTGAGTATCGTGCGCGCCTTTTTGGTCATCAGGTTGTTGAGGCTCAGAGAGAGCGCGGTTGTGAATTTCATGGAAGTGCGCCGCTTTTCATAAGCTCGTGCGGGCATTTCCTCGGGATCGTAGGGTGCGCTGTCGTCTATGACCCTGCCGTCCAGCAGCTTTATTATGCGTGTGGAATACTTCTCTGCAAGCTCGGGGTTGTGGGTGACCATTATTACCAGGCGATCCTTGGCTATCTCCTGCATGAGATCCATTACCTGTACGCTGGTCTCGGTATCCAGTGCGCCGGTAGGCTCGTCAGCCAGCAGAACTTCGGGATCGTTTACCAGTGCACGGGCGATGGCTACGCGCTGCATCTGGCCGCCGGACATCTGGTTGGGCTTTTTATACAGCTGATCGCCCAGGCCGACCTTTTCCAGTGCCTTTATTGCGCGCTCGCGGCGCTCGGATTTGGACACGCCGGAAAGTGTGAGCGCCAGCTCCACGTTTGCAAGCACATTCTGGTGGGGGATGAGATTGTAATTCTGGAAAACAAAGCCCACTGAATAATTGCGGTATGCATCCCAGTCAGCGTCTGTATATCTGCTGGTGGAGATGTCGTTTATTGACATATCGCCCGAGCTGTAGCGGTCAAGGCCGCCGATTATGTTCAGCAGGGTGGTCTTGCCGCAGCCTGAGGGGCCAAGGATTGATACAAACTCATTGCGGCGGAATGACAGATCGACTCCCCTGAGGGCTTCGATGTTCTGGTCGCCGACAAGGTACTTTTTCGTTATGCCTTTGAGCCTGAGCAAAGCAGATGCCTCCTTATTTTCTGATGATATCATAATAAGCTGTGAATGTGAATTAATTATAAACCTGACAAGTTAAGGAAGATAATTAACAAACTGTTCACTAAATCGCCCGGGAATGTCACAGAAGACTGCGGAAGGCCATTATACGATCATACAGAGTCGATATGAATTCGCCGCTGTCGCGCATTGCCCGGAGCTCGTCCCAGGTCACATAGCGGGCGTCGATCACCTCGGTGGGCTGGAGTACAAGGCTTTCAATAGGGCAAACGGTCTTTGCGGTGAATATATCAAGATATTCCTGTCCGCAGAGCTTTGTGCCCACCTTTCGCACTTCGTGAGGCTGGAATCTTATGCCGATCTCCTCTTCAGCTTCTCGGAGGATGGTGTTGAAGGTGGTCTCGCCAGTGGTGACCAGGCCGCCGGTGCATTCCCATTTGCCGGGGTGGCCGTCTTTTTTCAGATGTCTGCGGGTGATCATCAGTCTGCCGTCTTCGTGGAATATCCATATCTCGGCGCCGTGGCGGTATTCACCTTCGGCCATGGCCTCGCCGCGGGGACGCACGCTGCCCGTGGGATAGCGGTAAACTGTAAGTATATCGTAGTATTCCATGCTCTCAGCTCCTTTAAACTAAATCATTATAAGTGTATTGGAAGAGAATGTCAAATTGCGCGATATGAGGTGAACGGTATACAAATGTTGTCACAATGTGTCAATATTTATTTACTTGACATAAACAAAAGGTTCTGATAAAATCAAAATTCCTTTCGGCGATACAGATTTACGCAGGAATGAGAGGAGTGAGGCACATGAAGGCGATATCAGCCAGGGATCTCAGAAAGGATTACATAATAAAGAAGAAAAAGGGGATTTTCACCCGGGATACCAAGCTTATCCAGGCACTAAAGGGAGTTTCGTTTGATATTGAAGAGGGTGAACTGGTGGGTTATATCGGCCCAAATGGACAGGGTGAGTTAGTACAATAACAGGATTAAAAAAAATTAACCCTGCTTATCTCTTTTTTGTCGGTTGTCCAGTGTATCTCAATGGAGCGGATGAATGAGCGCCAGAATGCCCGTTTGTGCTCATCGTCCAGGCGGTTATATATGGCCTGCCAGCCATCGTGCAAAATGGCCTCAACCTTACTGAAATCCTTGGCAACAACAACGCTCTGTGCTGCCTCCGCCTCTTCCAGCTTTGCCAGCAATTCTGCATACTGCTTTTCATACTGCTCAACTTTCCTGATCTTGCCTGTTTGCCATGAATAATTGAGGCGGTCTATCTGATCATGAATATCATCAATATTGTGCTTTGGTGCAGGCGCTGCCTTTGAATCACTCACCTGCGCGGCCCTGATTTTTGCATCCTCTAAATACTGCCCAACATTGGCCAGCATGAGTTTTTCAAACACCTTTTCATTAACGACCTTCCCGAATGCACAGCGATTATTATTCTTACTGTTGGCACAGCGATATTTTTTGTAACGATACGTATTACCCGTTTTAGTTTTATTGGTGTGTATGCCCCCGGCCATCCTGTGCCCGCAAACAGGGCATTTGATAAGGCCCGCGAAAATATAAGCCCTGTCCGGCGCGGTGTTCTGTTTGAGGTTGCGGGAGGTTGTCACTTCCTGCAGCTTATCAAAGCCCGCCTTATCAAGGTACGCTTCACAATAATCAGGGTTGCCGCGATACATGCCGTAAAGCATCGTATTGGCCAGCAGGCCTGACAGTGAGTTATAGGGCAGCGATATATTGTATTTGGTTTTGAGATACACAACGGCCTTGCGCTTGCTCTGGTGCTTGAATACGAAATCTATGAGATCATAAATAACATCCTCACACTCAGGGTTCCTGATTATCTTCTTTCGGCCCGTCTGAGGGTCTTTTGTTATGCAATGGCTTATGGGCATGCTGCCGCTCAAGGGCTGGCCGGTTGTTACTTTGTACTCATTGACAATGTTGATACGTTCGCCGGTTTGGTCTGCTTCCATTTCCGCAATGGTCAACTTCATGTTGACAAGCATGCGGCCATTGGCTGTGGTAAGATCATACTCTTCCTCAGTTGTTGACCATATAACCGGGCTGATACGCTTCATGCATTCATGATACTCAGCAACCGAACGGAAAAACCTATCAAGCTTGATGAATATGATTCTGTCAAACTGGCCCTTTTCTGCATCTTGAATCATGCGCTGCAGCTCTGGCCGCCTGCGGATGAGCTTGCGCCCGGATACACCTTCATCAACGTACCATTCCACAATACGCATGTGGTTTTTCTCTGCATATTCTGTCAACTTCATTCTTTGGGCATCCAAAGAGAGGCCGTGCAATTTTTGCTCCTGGTGACTTACTCTCACATATGCCGCAACCCGCTCAATTTTCTTTGATACTGGGTTTTGCGTGTATTGGTTTGTTACCTTCTCAATTAAACTATCTTTATCCATGGTGTTTACCCCTTTTTACGTTACTTTGTTGTAATACATGATATTGTTGAATGCCTCTTCCAGCCAGAAAAAGCCCTTATCAGGATTGATTCTGTCAATGATCAGCGCTGCCGCAATCAAAAGAAGCGCAACGCCAAGCATAATACTGAGAGTGATGACGGCTTTTTTGTGTCCGTCCGCGTTGGCTTGTTCGTGCTTGATTTGTTCGCGCAAAAATTCAAGCTGTTTCTGGTGTTGTTCGTTGTCCCGGTCAATGTGGGACTGCAGCAGCATGTTATTCCTGGCCAGACGTTCGGCCTTTTCCTTCAAAGCTGCCGTTTCGTTATCATGCGGGTCCGGGCAAGGGCTGCCGCTCCATTGCCCGCCTGTGAGGGCTTTAATAAGCGGCCTTATTGTCTCATATCGAAAATCAACATGTTCCCCGGCAAACAGCCGGTCTATGGTGCCTTTGGGCATGCCGGACAATTCGGCAAGTCTGCCATTGGAGAGGCCCATGTGTGCTTTTCTGGATTTGCACCAGGCCAGCAGCTCAGGCGCGGACATGGCCACAAAGTTGGGGCCATCACATGAAATGCCCATTTTCGGGCAGGAAATACACTCTAAATACATCAAATTCCTCATTCTTTCCATGAAAGGCAAAATATCACGGTAAACGAAGCAGCAAATTCATTGCTGTGTATTGCCTTTCATTGTCGCGAATGATAGGATTTAGCCAGGTTGAAGGCAACCTATCATTCCTGGTTTGCGGGGGCGTTTGGTTGGCGCTGGCGCTCCCGCATAGTGAATACCTCTCTAAATTTTCCGAATTTAGAAAAGTGTTGCAAACCCAAGATTATTCTTGTAATATAACAATTAGAACAATTGTTCTTATACAGAAAACGAAAGGGCGGGTATGTGTGAACAAGGATGAATACATCAATAGGATTGTTGAGCTGTTGCGCCGCTGCAATGACATCCCGTTAATAGACCTGATATACAGGCTACTTATCAAAAGCGTCTAACATTTGGCGCATTCCCTTGATTCGCTCGGAATCATATTCATATAGAGACATAACCAATGCATTGAAATCTGCATCTGTACGCATACGGACAATGACACCGGCAAGGTTCTCATTGTCCTTTTCTTTTTCCTCTGTCATTTTCTCCTCAATTAGATCGGATTTGAGAATGCCGAAATAATCGGCCATTATCTCAATGCGGTCAATTCGAGGATACTTCCTGCCGTTAATCCATTCGGTTACCGTGGAATACGGAAAGCCCCATATGTCTGCAAGCTCCCGCCTGTCTTTGCCGCTGCGTTCAATATAGTATTTCAGATTCCGCGACAAAATTTCCTTATTACCTAAAGAGCTCAATTTATATCACCTCCATGGATATATATTACACCTAAAGCGACATAAATTCAATAGAAAATGAAAAAAATCACGCTTTAGGTGTTGACAAAATTATTGCAAAATAGTATTATATAGGTGTGATAACGCTTTAAGCGTCATGAGTACAACGCTTTAGGAATATTGAGAAGGTGGTGTATTGATATATGCGCATAACTTTGAGGGCGGCCAGAATCAATAAGGGCCTGACCCAGGAAGCAGTTGGCAGAGAGCTCAATGTAACAAAAAAGACCGTGGGTTCATGGGAAAGCGGAAAGACCATGCCAAAGGCAGACAAGATCAAACTCATATGCGACCTTTACGGGGTTGAGTATGATGATATCAAGTGGGCAAGCTAATTTTTTTACAACAGATAACGCTTTAAGCGTTTTTATTCGGAGGCGATAAGATGAGCAAAAAGAGATATAAAACAACGCCCCCTGAGGCGTTAAAGAGAATGAGCAATGCGGAGTTGGTGAACGGTTTTGAGTACGCCTGCATATCCATCTGCAACGCTCACAACTTCACCAGGTACGGCCCCACCAAGGCCATGCATGAAGAGCGCGAGGCATTCGGCATTGAGATTCTGCGCCGGATGAGCCGGGCAGCCAGGGAGGACAAACACCGGGGGTGATGATATGAAAGAGCCCAGGGGGGTTGACCTGTTGGCAACATTGATTGAGCTGCTGGCAGATCAGGAAGGCGTTAAGATCAAGTACGAAATCATATCCACCAGCAGCAATGAGGAGAAAACGGCATAAGAGGTGAGCGCATGGGCGCAATACGCGATAACAATTACTATGTTGTCCATGGCTGGATGATCAACATTATGGAGTTAAAGGGCAATGAGCTCCAAATATACGCCATAATATACGGATTCACCCAGGCGGATGGCCAGGTATTCAAGGCTTCACTGCAATACCTTGCCGATTGGACAAACACAACCAGGCGCACGGTGCTCAATAGCCTGCAGGCGCTTGTTAGCAAGGGCTTCCTGGTTAAGGATGATACATACACGGACGGTGTGCACGGTTGTGAGTACCGCTGCACTATCGGCCCGGAGGATGTTTTGAACTATGCAATGCTGAAAGAAGCAGCCAATGGAGGTGGTGAAAAAATTTCACCGGTGGTGAAAAAACTTCACCGGGGTGGTGAAAAAGTTTCAACGGGGGTGGTGAAAAAATTTCCCGAAGGTGGTGAAAAAATTTCACCCAATAATTATATAGATAAAGAACTATATAAAGATATAGATAAAGAAGGGGGGAACAACCCCGGGGCTGCCGCCCCAGACCCCACCCCCACCCGGTCAACCAGATTCATACCGCCTACGGTGGAAGAGGTTGAAGCTTACTGCAGGGAGCGCGGCAACAAGGTGAACGCGGCCAAGTTTCATGCATACTACACCTCAGTCAATTGGCACCGGGGCAAAACCAAGATCAAGGATTGGCGGGCATGCGTCCGCACCTGGGAGCAGCAGGACAGCCAATATAATGGCCAAGCCTACCAGCAGCAGAACACCCGCAGCCGGGTGAAGACCGAGGCCGAACACAAAGCGGGCCAGGATGCCAGCGGGTTCGGATGGTGAGGAGGTGAGCCCATGAAGTGCCCGGAATGCCATTCGCCATATAACCGGATATATGATTCACGCTGGTTGGATGACGCAAGGAAGGTGAGGCGCAGAGAGTGCCTTGATTGCGGGTGCCGGTTCCGCACAATAGAGATTCTGGCAGATATCATACGCGCAAACGCCAACAGGGGCCGCCAGAAAGGGGAGCGATAGAGTGAAGGAATACGTCTACTATTGCAAGATGAGGCCGCCAGGGCCCGGCACAGTGCCCACACGGGGCCTGCAGCGCGCCCAGGCATTCGATGAGCGCCATTATGTGCCGGTTGTGGATTGCATGGCCTGGGGCCTGGTAAGCTACCGTGAACCGCTCACCCCGCGAGAGATCGCAGATTTTGAGTTGATATCAGCGCCGAGGGAGGGAAGCACTTGAAAAACCATGTAACAACCTGCCTGATGAATGTGGCCCTGGTGGCCATATTCGCCATAACGGCCATGAGGTTTAATAAATGGTGGATAATCCTGTTTGTATACCTGATCATAATTGCCGCCAATCCCGGCGAAATGCCCGCAAGGGATGACCGGCCGCAGGCAGAGAAAGACGCGCGGGAGGATAAAGAAAATACATAGGAGGACTGCTTGTGGAAATAAGGCCAATTACATTGAAGCAAGCAAATACATTTGTGAAACAGTATCACCGGCACAGCTTGCCAACAGTTGGTTGTAAATTCGCACTTGGGTGCTATGAAGGGCCTGTATTGGTTGGATGTGCCATATGCGGCAGGCCCGTATCGCGCCATTTAGATGATGGCTTGACGTGCGAAATTAACAGATTATGCACGGATGGTACGCGAAATGCATGCTCAATGCTATACGGTGCATGTTGCCGAGTGGCAAAGGCTATGGGATACAGAAAAGTAATCACATATACTTTGCAGTCCGAAAATGGTGCATCTTTAAGGGCAAGCAATTTTAAGTGTGAGGGTATTGCGGGCGGCTTAAAGTGGACGGGAACCCGCGACAAGGGACAAAACCTCCCGAATGAAATGAAGAATCGGTGGGTTATGGAATTCCGATAGGAGGCCTGGAAATGACACATAGACCTGTACTGTGCCCCATGGGGCATAAGATGGAGGCATTCAAAACCGCTGGCGATGGCTGGCGGTACGGGTGCAAGGCTTGCGGAACCCGGCACAGGGGCGGCACGGTTTATGGCTGGATATCTCCCCTGCGCAGCACCAAAGACCTGGCCTATATGGCCGCCCAGAAACGCCCAAAGGCGCTGGAAGATGAGGAAAAGCAGAATGGACAAGGAAACAAAGGTTAAAGTCATTTTCACAAACGGTACATCCGAGATATTTGATGCCGAGAATTACCAGCACAACCAGGAACACAGAATGTTTTATGTGATTGTTGGTAAAAACCGCATAATGATTCCTGATAGGAACGTGCGCAGCGTTGGCATTGGCCGTGTTGTCATGGGGGTGTTTAAGTATGACTGAGTATATAAAGCAGTATGTAGATGCACTGCGCATGCTTGTAAAGTGCGATGGAAGCCCGTGCAGCCAATGTGAACAGATTGAGGTTAATGGTAAGCTGGCATGTTCGGACCTGACAGAGTTTTTCACCGATATTGCCCGCCTGATAGAAAGGCTTTGGAATATAGCTAAAGACCGGAACGACCTTTCCACTGCATTCGTTAAGCATGCATTTGATCAGATTGTTGACAAAAAAGGCCCTTATATCTGCAGGTATTGCGCACATGGTGGCGACCCGAACACCATGAACCCTGGCAAAGATTGCCCGCCCAGATGCAATGGGGTGAGCCATTGGGAATGGGGCGGCCTGCCTGATCAGAGTGGAGGTGCAGAGCATGACTGATGAAGTAAGACTGGCTGTGGATACGCTTAGGTACTGTGAAAGAACGGGCGCGCGCTGCGGTGAATGCCCATCTGGAAAGGACGAAAACGGCATACCGAACTGCCATAGCATGTTTGCCATTGCTGACCTGATAGAAAGGCTTTGCAGCGAAAGAGACCGGGCCGAGGTTAAATTATCTGAGCTGCTATCTCATGTGACCGGTGGAAGGTTCTCAAAGCCAACATACAACATTACTGAAATGAAAATCTTTATTGAAGACTATCAGCAAAGCGAATGTGATGTATGTGATGATGTGGCGCAGCTTGTGCGGGAGCGGGATGCGGCACTGTACGACTTAAGGCATAAACAGCTAGGCTGTGATGGATGCAAGTATTTTTTACCCCCATCGGGTGGAAGGTGTGCGCTGCCTAAAGAAGAACGTAAACACTCGTTTCTTTGCTGGGAATGGCGCGGCCCGTGTGCTGAGAATGGAGGCGGGGCGGATGGGACTTAATAGGCCGATGCGCCCATACCAGAAACGGCGGGCCCTTGAAATGGCATTCAAGGCAAGGCTGCCTCTGATAATACGAAAAGCAATTCGTGCGCAAAAAGACAATCCTGTCCTTAAGATGAAGTATACGCCGCTTGCCCGGGCTAGGAGCAATGGAAGAAACATCTATTATAGCGTCATTGATGAAGTGCACAGCTATGGCTTTGGAGGTGCAGGCAATGGAAAGGAAGCCGATGAACCGCAATGAGGCGAAAACCGACCATGTTCGGGAAGGTGCAAGGAAAGAAACCGACCATATTCGGTATTGCCGCTACTGCAAAAGCCGGAACATAACGCCCGTTAAGATAATAAGTCATCACGGGCCGCGCACCCGCATTTGCTACAACTGCCCGGTATGCAGTGAGTACCTTGATGTTATCTGGAAAAAGGGAGGCCCGAAAGATGATTAAGGCATGCAAGTGCAAGGCCTGCGGCGATACCTTTGCCATAAGGCATTTCAAACCGAGGGACTTTTGCTCGGCCTGTGAGGCCGTGCAGCGGGAATACCGGCAGCAGCTTTGTGAGCTCACTGACCTGGTGGCCAATGCCCACCATTACACCAAGGAAGCGTTTTATAACAGATTCAATGCAATTACGAAAGGGATAAGATAATCATGGATATGCATACTTACCAGCTGGCAGCGGCCAGAACGATCAACAAAGACCTTGCGCCCAAGAGCGTTGAGGCGCACGCCCTTCACCTGATGGCCGCCGAGGTTGGCGAAATACACGGCATTTACCAGAAAATATACCAGGGCCATGAAGCTGATGCCGAGGAACTGAAAAAGGAGCTGGGTGACCTGCTCTGGGGCATTGCTGAACTGTGCACGGTCATGGGCTGGGGCCTTGATGATATCGCTGCCATGAACATTGAAAAGCTGCGCAGGCGTTACCCCAATGGTTTTGAGGCCGTGCGCAGTAAGTACCGGGAGGAATAACATGCTGTGGCGCTTTGGCGAGTGGATGCTTGAGCACATAAGGGCCATTGTATACACTGGCGTGATCATAGAGGCCATATGCCTGGTTATTGCCATAACGGCCACATTTTACTTTGGAATATAGGAGGCGGATGCATTGAAGATCAAGTGCACGATTATGGAATTTGCCCGGATTGTAAGGGACTGCGATAGAGGTTATTGTGCATCCTGCGCGCTGCAGAGCCTTTGCAATAAGGAAGAGGGCCGAGGGGTTGAATGTCTGGTTGAGGAAATCGAACCCGAGCAGCCCCAGCCCGCCGAGGCGGATGATTAAGAAATGCAATGCGGTGCCGCTACTCAACACCGGGCGGCGGCACCCGGAAGCTGCAACAATAGACGAGGACGGCGATGATTATGACAGAAAAGGTAAACAGACATTTGCCTTATGATCTAAAACAGATGCAGAGCGTTCCGCTTGAAGGGAAAATCATTATGACACAGGAACGTATTCGGCAATGGTATGAACATTGGGAAGGCCAGGTATATGTTAGCTTTTCTGGCGGCAAGGATTCCACAGTATTAAAGCACATTGTGGATAACATGTATGATGATGTACCCTCACTGTTTGTTAATACCGGGCTTGAGTACCCGGAAATTCAGAAATTTGCCATGGCGCAGCCCAATGTCATTACCGTTCGCCCAGAAATGCGATTTGATGAAGTTATTAAAAAACATGGTTACCCGATCATAAGCAAAGAAGTGAGCGGCACTATTGACGGCGCAAGAAACAGTATCAAAAAAGGCGTTTATTCTCATCGTCTGTGCAAATTGGGTGTAGATCGCGAAGAGTACGGCGGGTTGCATGATGATGGGCAGTTTGATTACGATGCCAATTTGGACGGTTCGAAATTCAAACAAACAAAATGGCGTTTCTTATTAGACGCTGATTTTGAAATATCAAATATATGTTGTGATGTTATGAAAAAGCGACCCGCGGCATTATACGAAAAGAAAACTGGCCGCATGCCTATGGTGGCAACAATGGCATGTGAAAGCATGAACCGAGAAAGTGCATGGTACAGAAATGGTTGCAATGCGTTTAATGCCAAGAAACCGCAAAGTACACCGCTTGCATTCTGGACTGAGCAGGACGTGCTGCATTATATCAAAAAATACAATGTGCCTTATTGTCCAATATATGGCGATATCGCGATTGATGAAAAGGATAATGCAGAGATCATTGAAGGGCAGATCAATGCAATTGATTATTTAGGAGACTATGAGCCAGAGGATGTACTTAAAACCACCGGTTGCAATAGAACGGGCTGCATATTCTGCATGTTTGGTTGCCATCTTGAAAAGGCACCGAACCGCTTCCAACGATTGAAGGAAACCCACCCGCGCCAGTATGAATACTGCATTGGCGGCGGTGAAATGGTAGATGGCAAGTGGCAGCCCAGCAAAGAGGGGTTAGGGCTTGGCAAGGTGCTTGATTACATAAATGTACCTTATTAAAAAGATATGCGCGGCCCTGGGAATGGGGCAGCAGAATCAAAAAAATATAAGAAAAAAGGAGGGTTGTCACCTCCAATGGATTTTTTGAGGATGCGCTAACAGCTGCGCGGGGTTCGATTCCCCGCCCGCGCCCAACATAACAAGGGAGGCAATAGCATGAACGGAATTGGTGCAACCTTTGCGGGTATGGTAGCAATGGCCGAGGCTGGAAAGCGGGAATGGGCCCCCGGCAGTGCCAATGATTATATTGGAGAAAATGGCCTTATAATGTGTGGCACCTGCCATACCAGGAAACAGATGATTCTTGAGGTGCCATATGTGGGCACCCGTACTGTGCCGGTAATGTGCAAGTGTGAAAAAAAACTCATGGAAGCCGAGGAGGCCAGGAAAAAGGCCGAGGCCGAGCAGGCCCGCATAAATGAGCTGCGCCGGGTGGGCATTACCAGCGCACAATATGCGCGCATGACAATGGCCCAGGATGATGGCCAGGCCCCGAACATGACAGCCCTTGCCAGCCGGTACATTGAAAAGCGTGCCGAAATGTACAAGGAAAACATTGGCCTGCTGCTTCATGGCGGCACTGGTGGCGGGAAAACATTCTGGGCGGCAGCTATTGCCAATGGGATGATCGACAATGGCATGAGTGCCATGATAACTACCATACCACAACTGATAACGGCCATGGCCCGGGACTTTGAAAGCGAAAAGTCATACATACTTGACAAAATCGCGCAGGTGGGCTTCCTGGTGCTGGATGACATAGGGTTTGAGCGGCAGACAAGTTATGCCGCCGAAAAGATGTATGAGATCATTGATACCCGATGCCAGGCACACAGGCCGCTGATAGTTACAACCAATCTCTCACTGGATGAGATACAGAACCCCCAGCAGATGGAGTATAAGCGGGTATTTGACAGAATCATTGAAATGTGCCAGCCGGTACATGTGAGCGCCGAGGGGCGGCGCAAAGCCATTGCAAGGCAGAAAAGCGAAAAGGCCCGCCAGATATTGGGCCTGTGATGGATGAAAGGGGCGATAGATATGAACAACGGCCGAGGGGCGGCGGTGCCGCTTGAAATCCTGGTGCAATCCCTCAAGGCCTGCGCCAATTTGACTGCTGAATGCAGGAAGTGTCATAAAGCATTCGGCCTGGGCTGTGCCCGTGATTTGAAACTGGAGGCGGCGGCCATGCTGCGGGTCCTGGCCGGATTGCCTGAGGCAGGTGATAACCATGGTTAGGGCATCTGTAACCACCAGGAGCGGAATGTGCTTCACGACCTGCGCGGAATCGTTCGCAAAGCTGTTTGAGCAGCTTGAGGGCATTGATTATATTTCTGTTGATGCGCAGGACATATCACGTTTAGGAGGTGAAAGTTATGAGGAACCCACCCACAACACAAGAATGCTTGCGGATACTGCTGTGCATGATTGACACCCCGCGCACCATAGTGCCTGACTTGCAGCAGGCATATGCCTTGGAGATCGCAACCACCGCCATGGTGATGCACCATAGCAAACCGCGTGATATTTCTATCATACGTTATCATGCACTTAACCCCGAGGCAATCATGTGCCGCGATACATACACCATGGCAGCCATGCGGGAAACTGCTGCAGCGCTTGAGCATATGTACAAGGAGGAGCGGAAGAATGGAAGATAATGAGTTTGTAATTGAGGGCCGCTTGCCCTCTCTCAATGATTACACGAATGCCAACCGCTCCCATTGGTCACGGGGCGCGCTGCTCAAAAGGGATGTTGAGGAGCTTATAATGTGGCAGATCAGGGCGGCCAGGCTGGCCGGGAAGCTTCACCCGGTAAATAAACCGGCAAAGATATTCTTTGAGTGGCATGAGAGCGATAAGCGGCGCGACCTGGATAATATATTCAGTGCAAAAAAGTTTATTCTGGATGCTATGCAAAAAGCGGGCATAATTGTCAATGACAACCGCAAGTACATAAGGGGCCTGAGTGATTCGATTGTTGATGATAAGGCGGATTTTGTGCGGGTAACAATACGCCTGGTGGCCTGACCGGCCACAATATTGCGGGAGGTGGAAGCGTGGACGCATATAAACTCACACACCGGGCGCTGTGCGTCTACGGCGAATTAAAGCGGGCAAAGACGGCAAGCGGGGATAAAACGCGGGAATTTGTATCTGAGATCACCGCAGCCCTGCTGCAGCTCCCCACCGAGGAACAACTCACCATACAGAGTATATACATAATGCAGCTTACCAATGAGGAAACAGCCGAGGCCATGGATTGCGACCCATCAACAGTATCAAGGCGCAAACGGCGCGCCCTGGATAGGTTGGCGCTGTACATGTATACAGATAAGTATTTGCAAGATAATGGCCTGCAGGGCTGAAAAAAGGCGCGGAACCCCCGCGCTTTTTTGTTTGTTAATTCTCGAATATGTACAGCCATATGTATTGACATATGTATGTACATATGATATAATACTATACAGAAAGGGGGTGATACCGATGGGAAAGAAAAGAAAACGCCGCAAGCGAAAGCTTACGGCGCTGGCTGAAAGACTGATAAATCTGGCGATCGACATTCTTTCAGCAATCCTTTCCGGTCTGATAACCGCAGCCATTGTGCGATGGTTGAATTGGTAACAGACCCGGGGTGCGGGGCATCTGCCCTGCGCCCCATATTGTAAACGATACAAGCAAAAAAGTCAAGGGGGTTACATTATGGGAAAGCTGGCATATCTGGCCATATTTGTGGCAGTATTCGCAATTGTACGGCCTGCCATGCGGCGGCTATTCAAACGGTAATTAGGAGGTATGACCTATGGAAGAAAAGAAGCTTACACCGCAGGAAAGATACGACCGCAACAACTGCACGCGGCTGTCATTAAAGTTTGTCAATTCAACAGATGCCGATATCCTGGAACAACTGGCCAAACAGCCGAACAAACAGGGATATATAAAAGCTCTGATACGCGCAGACATAAACAAGGGCGGCCAATAAGGCTGCCTTTGCGCTTTAATTGGCGATAATTTACAATGACGCAACAAATGGCTGCGCGGCAAGGTTTATAATACCTATATCAATATATAGGGGGTAAACCACTATGAGGAAACTGTTGGTTGTGATCATGGCTATCATGATGCTCTGCAGCACTGCTGCAATGGCCGAGGGCGTTGATTTTTCCGCTATGACTGATGAGGAACTGCGGGAACTGCGCGGCGCGATTGATGTTGAATTGTCGAACCGCCAGGCCGCTGCCACCATGGAGAGCGGCATAATTGCCGAGGGTGATGTTGGTGAGTACCATGTTGTTATTGTGTCGGTTGAAATAAGCAAGGATTACGATGATAGCCCGGCTGTTGTTGTGAAGTACCTTTTCACCAATAACAGTGATGAAACCGATTCTTTCATAACTGCCGTATCTGATACGGTATTCCAGGGCGGTATTGAGCTTGAAATTGGCATGATTGTTGATGGCGCGGATTCCAGCGCAGCATTGCTGGATATCAAACCTGGCGCAACCATTGAAGTTACAATGGGTTATGTGCTGAGAGATACCACCAGCCCCATTGAGATCGAGGTTGGCAAGCTGTTTGATTATTCTGATAATCCTGTGAAGATCATTGCAACTGTTGCGCTGCCGGAATAACTGAATAACGTACACACATGGCCGGGGAAACCCGGCCTTTTATTTTGTGCCAGGGGCTTCCCTGGCCATTTTTTATGCACTTTCTGCGCACAGTCGGTGCAATATCCTGTGCAATATTCCGTGCACAAACGGCGCACAAATGGCGCTATGGAGTATTTGGTGCGCCTGTTTTATTATGTAGGCAACAAATAACAGAGGGGGTGGGTGGTTTGGACAATATCGAAGTTTTTGAAGAGCGCTTGAGAGGGCATAAGGCGCAGCTGGAAGAACATGAGCACCGCCTTAATGACCATGAAAAGCGCTTGAGACACCAGGAAACACATGAGGCCGCTGTTGATGAAAGTGTGCGGAATGTATGCCGCCGTGTTGACGGTGTGACCAAAGCACTTTGGGCAGTGGCCATGGCTATGGGCAGTGCAGTTATTGCATTCATTTTCGATATGCTCAAATAAGGAGGCTTGAATATGGAACTTGACATAATGGGACTTGTTCAGCAGTATGCAGTGATTCCGGTTGCGGCAGTTTGTTTCCTGCTGGGTTATGTACTCAAAAACGTTTGGGCAGATTTCCCGAATAAATACATACCCCTGATCATGCTGCCGGTTGCCGTTGTCGGTGTGCTGTGGGTAAATGCCTGGGCAGTTACTCCCGAAAATATCCTGGCGGGTATCAGCTCTGCAGCCCTGGCCGTATATGTGCACCAGAACGGCAAGCATCTGATTGCGGATGCAAAGCAGGAAGGTGAAACCAATGAGTAAAACCAGCGCGGGCCTGGTGAAATGGTGCAAGGATATCATTGCAGGTGGTAAGCATGTGTACTGGTATGGCACCTATTGCAACGCCTGCTCCACTTCCAGACTTGCAGGCAAAAAGAAGCAGTATCCTTCCCATTACACCGCCAGCAGGATGGACACCTACCGCAAGCATATTGCGCTGGGTAAGATATGCACCGATTGCGTGGGCCTTATAAAGGGCTATTATTGGGAGCTGGATGGCGTTATCAAGTATAAGCGCAATGACCTCCCGGATGTAAGCGCAAAGGGCATGTACAATTCCTGCAAGATCAGAGGCAAGATATCTGCCGGTATGCCGGAAATACCCGGTATGCTGGTATTCAATACAAGCCTGTCTCATGTCGGCGTATATGTCGGCGGTGGGCGCGTGATCGAGGCCAGGGATTTCAAACATGGCGTACAGAATAACGCCATGAGCGCGCGCAGCTTTACCCTTTGGGGGCTGTGCCCGTCCATTGAATACACCGCCGAGGAGATCAAAAAGGCCGGTGGCAAGGTGAGCGATAACGCAAAGCCGACCGGCAACAAAACCGAAAACACCAATAAAAGGGAGGTTGGTGCGGTGCCTACTATTCGCAAGGGTGATAAAGGCCTGGCCGTGAAGATTTGCCAGCGCATGTTGCTGGCAGCGGGCTGCAAACTTGAACGTTATGGCGTTGATGGTGACTGCGGCACCGAAACGGTGGAGGCCATCAAGGCATTCCAGACCACACACAATCTGACTGTTGACGGCATCTGCGGTCCGTTGACCTGGGCAGCCCTGGCGGGGTGATACCATGGCGGCGGATAAATCCAAGGGGGGCAGAACGCCGATATATGAAACAAAGATTCTGCCTAATCTGGATTCAATCCGAGTGATGGCGCAAACCGGCATTACTCAAAAGAGAATGCGGGAGCTGCTGGGCATTGGTAACACTGCATGGTCAAAATATAAAAACCAGTATCCGGAGTTTGCAGAGGCGTTGAAAGCAACAAAACTGCCCCCCACAAATGACCATGTTGAGGATGTAAAAGCCCTTGAAGAGACCATGAAAATGCTGGCCCATGGTTATACAAGGAAGCAGATCAGATTCATCAATACAAAGGATGGCATTGAAGAGGTTGAGGAGGAGGTTTATTATCCGCCTAACTTCCAGGCATTGCGCTTCCTGTTGATGAACTGGGGCGGCTATATGTCCGAACCTGCAGCCCAGGCGCAGCGCGAAAAGGAATTTGAGCATAAAAAGAACATGGACGAAAAAAACAGCTGGTGAGGAGGTTATACCATATGATCACCAGTTTGCAGGACTTTTACCGCAGCAAGGCATGGGAGGCGTTCATACGCCTCCTAGCCGCCGAGCGGGCTGATGAAAACGGGGTTATTTGGTGTGAACATTGCGGCAAGCCGATCATTTACAAGTATGACCGGATAGCCCACCACAAAACACATTTGACCCTGGGCAATGTCAATGATGCTGCCATAGCCCTTAACCCTGACAATATCGCCCTGGTGCATCACCGCTGCCATAATGAGATACATGAGCGCTTTGGATTCGCCAAGCCCCAGGCCCCGCGAATGAAAAAGGTTTATGTTGTACATGGCAGCCCGTGCAGCGGCAAAACCACTTATACGGCCAGTGTGGCCGGTGCAGGTGATTTGGTGCTGGACATGGATGCAATATGGGCTTGCGTAAGTGCGGCGGCTGTTGATAGCCTTGCCCGCCATGATGAGAGACTGAAACACAATGTATTCCGCATGCGTGATTGCATGCTGGATATGATAAAAACCCGCTATGGCGAATGGAACAACGCCTATATAATCGGCGGTTATCCCCGGATTATGGAGCGGGAACGAATGGCCACCATATACGGGGCCGAAATGATACACATTGACACCCCGCGCGAAATTTGCGAACAAAGAGCGGCCCAGCGCAGCAAGGAGCATGCGCAGTATGTGGCCAGCTATTGGGATAAATACCAGGAATGAGGAGGAAGCGCCATGCCTAAAGTATACGGCCACCGGCCATGTAAAAGCCTGGTGGAAGTCGCAGCAAAGGACCATACCCACACTGCCGATCAGGTGGGCGCAGCTGCAAAGAATCATACCCACACTGCCGATCAGGTGGGCGCAGCTGCAAAGAATCATACCCACACTGCCGATGAAGTGGGAGCAGCTGCAAAGGGCCACACCCACACACTGGCCGAGATCGGCATAGTTGTGAGCGCGACCGAACCCGCAAACCCCACACCGGGTATGATTTGGCTGAAAATATAAGGAGGGTTGCACATGGCAGATGCCTTGAATTTTTCGGCGCAGTGCAGCTCGGTAAGCCGAATTAGTTATTCAAACTGGAATGCATGGTCTTTGTGCACCCAGGGCGCAAGGGGCACCGACCCGGCGCGCCTTGGCGCAATGCTGTTTGCTGACCTGCGCCAGGATATGCAGTGGAGTGAAAGCGAAATAAGCAAAATATCACTAACACTGACTTTCAACAATGCTGGCGGAAATCGCGCAAAAACACTATCCCTGTATCAGGGCACCCAAACTGAGCTGACCGGCAGCGGCACAGATATGAAGGGCGCTGCAATCGGTGATGTGTCTACTGTAGAAAAGGCATATAACAGCACGGTTACGGTTGTGTTTGATGCTGAAAACAATGCGGATGCGTTCGATAATCTTGTATCCTGGCTGAAAGATACGGAATCACTGATATTGGTTCTTTATCAGGATGTAACGAGCACAGAGGGCTCATATTCACAGGATTATTTGCAGATCACTGCTGCAAGCCTGGCGGTTGAAAGTACATCAAGCGCGTTTTATGTATATGACGCGGACACCAACCCGGTGAATGTACCGGCGTATACATATGAGAATGGCGCATGGGTACCGCTGAAACTTGGCAATGCATACACCGAATAAATGGAGGTTATGAGATGGCAGTTAAAATTATCAGCAGAACATATACCGGCCTGCCCTGCGGTGAGGCGGTTGAGATACTGGCAGACACCGAAGCGGATATCCAGGCCCTGGGTGATGAGATCAATGATGGATACCAGACCGTAAAGGCGGCAGCGGGCAGCACTGCATACACCGCTGATCTTGCTGTTATATACCAGAAAGCGCCTAGTGCTGGTTGGGTGAAATGTTTGGAGGGATGAGCATGAGCAGAATTTTTGAACTGCTGGCAGCGAGGGCGGCAAAGCAGGGCGGTGCCTCCAATGATTCTATATTAAAATCCGCACAGCCAAGCATGTGCCTTGTAACAGATAGCGATAGTAACCCAACTTGGAGTATGCCTATTGCGCATAGCTACCCAAGCACGGAGGGGCACATATATATATTGGATGCACCGAGTCTGGTGGCTGTGGAAGATGGGGCTTATGTGATAACATCCGCCCCTGCGGGTATGCCTGCGCTTGGAAGCGATTACCAAATAACTTTGAACGGGAAGTATTACTTTATCAAATTTCATGATGTAAACATGGCCACCCCGAATGCCATATACGCAAAAGCTGCTGGCAATCTGGCGGCTCTGGGAATGCAGACGGATGCCTCAGACGAGCCGTTTATTGTGATTCTGTATGATGCGCCAGAGAATACCCCTGATGGAACAACGATATACGGCATACTCTATTCGCTGGATGGCACTACACCCACCGAACTCAAGGTGCACGGTGCCCCCGAAGTCATTGTACCGATTGCAGAAAAGTACATTCCCGATAGCATCGCCCGAACCGCTGATATTCCTACTGATGAGCATATCAATGGCCTCATAAATACTGCCCTGGGGGTGATTGAGAATGGCACTTACTGACAAGCTGAAAGCCGTTGCGGATGCGATACGCAGCAAGACAGGCAAGGCCGACCCGCTCACCCTTGATCAGATGGCGAGTGAAGTGACCAGCATTGAGGCCGGTGGGGCTGGAGATGATGGCAGTTTCAAGGGCGTGATTGAGCGCACTGCCACCAATCCGACGCTGCCAAGTGATTTGGAGAAGATCGGCAGTTATGCGTTTTATAAAAACAGCATCTTGGCGCTCACGTCGCTGCCTAATGGCGTGGTCAGTATCGGCGCTTATGCGTTTGAAGGTTGCTCTCAGCTTGCCCTTACCTCACTCCCGAGTGGGCTAACTAGTATTGGACAAAACGCATTCAAGAACTGTTCTCAGCTTGCCCTTACCTCACTCCCGAGCGGGGTAACTAGTATCGGCACTTATGCGTTTGAAGGTTGCTCTCAGCTTGCCCTTACCTCACTCCCGAGTGGGCTAACTAGTATTGGACAAAACGCATTCAAGAACTGTTCTCAGCTTGCCCTTACCTCACTCCCGAGCGGGCTGACTAGTATTGGCAGTTACATGTTTCAGGATTGTTCTCAGCTTGCCCTTACCTCACTCCCGAGCGGGGTAACTAGTATCGGCACTTATGCGTTTGAAGGTTGCTCTCAGCTTGCCCTTACCTCACTCCCGAGTGGGCTAACTAGTATTGGACAAAACGCGTTCCAGGACTGTTCTCAGCTTGCCCTGACTTCTCTCCCGAGCGGGCTGACTAGTATTAGCAATTACATGTTTGGAGGTTGCTCTCAGCTAGCTCTGACCTCTCTCCCGAGCGGGGTAACTAGTATTGGCAACAATGCGTTTAAGAATTGCGCTCATTTGGCCCTGACTTCTCTCCCGAGTGGAGTAACTAGAGTTGACGCCAATGCGTTCTACGGCTGCGCCGGGCTTACAGCCATTACTTTTAGGGGCACGCCGAAGTCTCTTGCAAGCAATGCTTTTGCGAACTGTACAAACCTCAAAACCATCAATGTCCCTTGGGCCGAGGGTGCTGTGGCCAACGCCCCGTGGGGCGCGACAAACGCCACGATCAATTATAACTACACAGGGGAGGCTACAGAGTAATGCAGATAATCAAACTGTATCGCTACACCTGACCGGCAGGCGGGGTGACTGTATCGCCGGTAAAACCGGACTGCGAATATACTGAGCTGTTCCGCCTGATAGCCGATGAAGGCAAACTGCTTACCGATGGTGATGCTGTCGCCCCGTGCGCTGATGCGTCTGACGCAGCAGGCTGGACGGAGATTGATGACCCGGATGCGGTAGACGGCGACAACGAATAGCCCCCCACCTTTAATTTGTTCAATGCTAGAGGGGACTGAAAGGGGCGACCCCTTTTCTCACAAAAAACCGAAAAACGAGATTTTTGAAAAACTTTGAAAAAAGACCCCTCAAAATTCGCCGTTTTAAGCGATTTTTGAAACGCCTAGGCAAGGAATCCTCCACTTGCGATTCTGAAAACGCCTTAAAACGAACGATTTTGAGGGCAAAAAACCGGGAGGAGGTTGAGGTTTTTGAATGCAGCTCAGAAAGACACACTGGAAACCAGGGCGCGGGAACTCAGTGAGATTTTCGCGGGTGTTGATGAAGGTGTGCAGCAGATCATTGCCCCGATGATTACAGAAACCGCCTACCTGGAAACAGAGTTGAGCACGCTGCGGGCGCTGCCCAAGATACGCATTCACCCCGGCGACCCGCAGCGGCAGCAGACCACCCCGGCGGCCAAGCTGTATAAGGAATTGCTGCAGCAGTACACCAATTGCATTAAGGTGCTGACTGGTGTGCTTCACCGCGAGGCCCCCGAGGAAGAAAGCCCGCTGCGCCAGTGGTTGGAGGAGAGGGCCAAGCAGAATGGCGCGTGATGAGTTGTACCTCATTCAATACCGGGAAGCAATCCGGCGCGGTGAAATCGTTGCAGGGCTTGAGCTCATAACTGAGCTTGACAGGCTCATTGAAGATCTGGACAACCCCCGGTATTTTTACGATACCCGCGGCGCGTATACCAGGATTGAATTTATGGAAGGGTGCATCAAGCTCACGAAATCGCCCTTCTATGGCCAGCCAATGAGGCTGATGCTGTGGCAAAAGGCCCTGATTGAGGTGCTGTATTCCTTCAAGATGGCGGACAGCGGATTTGACCGATTCAAGCGCGTTGTGCTGCTGATCGCCAGAAAGAATACAAAATCAGAAACCTGCAGCGCCCTGGCGTTGACTGAATCAATTGTTGGCCCCATGGGCGCGGATATTGTCTGCAGCTCAAACGATGATAACCAGGCATCTATAATTTATGATGCCATCGACACCATGAGGCTGCTGATAGACCCAACCAGCAAAGACACCTGGCGCAATCAACGGTTTATTCGCTGCAATATAACCAACAGCAAGATATTCAAGCTATCTGAGCGCACCAGGAATAAAGAGGGCCGCAACATTGATTTTGCCATAGTGGATGAAGCCCATGAGATGAAAACCAATGTTATTGCCAAGTCTGTTGAGCAGTCGCAAAGCCTTAAGGATAACCCGAAATTCATCGTTATCACTACTGAGGGCTTTGTGAATGACGGTTACCTAGATGATGAACTGCGGAAGGTGCGGGCCATTATCAACGGTGAAGATGATGGCATAGCAGCTGAAAGAACACTGCCCTGGTTGTACACCCAGGACAGTGAGGCGGAAATCTGGCAGGATGAATCCACTTGGCAAAAGAGCAATCCGACCCTTGGCATTGTGAAAAAATGGGACTATTTAAGGGAACAAATAGACCTGGCCAGGCGCTCCAAAGCAGACCGCATGTTTGTACTGGCAAAGGATTTTAATATCAAGGTTAGCAATAGCCAGCAATGGCTTATGGAAGAGGATTATGTATATCCGGCCACCTTTGATATTGAATCTTTCCGGGGCGCATTCGCCCTGGGTGCAGTCGATCTGTCGGAAACAACAGACCTTACATGCGCAAAGGTGCTGCTTATGCGCAAGGATGATAAAACCAAGTATGTGCACACCCATTATTTCATACCACAAAGCAAGCTTGAGCGGGCGGATGATACCGGGTATGGTGCAAACTACCTGGAATGGGCCCGCGCTGGCCACCTGACAATATGTGAGGGTAATGAAAATGACCTATCACATGTGGCGGACTGGTTTTATAAGCTCTATGCAGATTACGGCATACGCATTATAAAGTGTGGGTATGACCAGAGGTTTGCAAAGGACTTCCTGCAAAAAATGGATTTTTACGGCTTTGAGTATGAAATGGTATACCAGAACAAGCTTACCCTTTCAAATGCCATGCGGCTGGTTGAAGCTGATATGAAAGATCAGTTGGTAAACTACAACGAAAATCCCGTTGACCGCTGGTGCCTGGGCAATGCCAGCATGGAGATTGACAGCCTGGGCAATGTAATGGCCGTGAAGATCAACAACCAGGCGCAGCGGCGCATTGATGGCGCTGTGACCCTGATAATACTTTATGAAATGTACCGCCGATATAAAACGGCGCTTACCAACAAACTTTGAGGAGGGTGATGGAATGGGCCTGCTTGACTTCCTGCGACCTAAGCACAACCGGCATTATAAACAGGCTCAGATGCTAAATGGAAGAATGCCAATATTCAGCTACTTTGGCACGGACATATATGCATCGGATGTTGTGCAGCAGGCATGTTATTGCATTGTCCAGGAAATAAAGAAGCTTACCCCGCGCCATGTGCGCAAGCATGGTTCTGATATCATACCTGTGGCCGGTCAACTGCAGGCGGTGCTTGAAGCACCCAATGCGGTAATGACAACGGCAGATATGTTGGAACGTATTGGCTGGGCATGGCTTACAAAATACAATGCCTGGATAATCCCCGTAAGGGAAGCAGGGCAGATAACGGCCCTGTGGCCGGTAAACCCGGTGTATGTGACCTTTATTGAGGATGCTGGTGGCCGGTTGGCGGTTACTCTGGAATTCGAAAACGGCGCTGAAACAACCGTTTTTTACAGCGATATCATCCACCTCAAAAATCATTACTTTGCCAATGATTACATGGGCGGCAATGAGAGCGGCCAGCCTGATGATAATGCAATACTGCAGGTTGTGGAGCTCAATGATACCCTGATGCAGGGCATTGCAAAGGGCCTTAAAAGCTCCTATGCGGTGAATGGCGTTGTTAAATACAATACCATGCTGGATGATGGCACCATGAAAGCCAACATTGATGCACTGACAGCGCGCCTGCAGGCCAATGAGAGCGGCTTTATGGGCCTGGATATCAAGGGCGAATTTGTACCAATCAGCAAAGATATCAAACTGGTGGACAAGGACACTCTGGAATTTATAGATGGAAAGATTCTGCGGCATTATGGCGTATCGTTGCCAATACTGACCGGCGATTATACCCCGGAGCAGCTGGCGGCATTCTACCAGAAAAGTATTGAGCCCTTTGTTGTTACACTTGCTCAGGCATTCACAAAAGGCATCTTTACCCCGGGACAGATCGCGCACAGCAATGCTATTGAATTTTACCCGGAAGAGCTCATTTTTATGAGCACATCGCAGAAATTGGAAATGGTGCGCCTGCTGGGTGACAGCGGTGCCCTGTATGAGAACGAAAAGCGCCGTATATTTGGCCTGCATCCCCTGCCGGAACTGGTTGGGCGGCGTACTCAGTCGCTCAATTATGTTGATTCGCAGATTGCAGCCAATTACCAGTTGGATAATGCAAAGGGGGAGAATAACGATGAGCAAACAGAAACAGCGCCCAGCGCTTGAGCGGCGCAGTTATACCTTTGAGGTGAGGGCCGAACAGGATGAAAGCAAAGGCGCGGTAATCGTTGGCCGCCCGGTTGTATATTCCAGTGAAACTGATATATGCGGCATGTTCAGCGAGATCATTGAGCCTGGTGCCCTGGATGGTGCCGACCTTACCGATGTGAGGTTCCTGGTGAATCATGACGTAAACCGCATACCGATGGCCCGTTCACGAAACAACAACGAAAACAGCACCATGCAGCTGGCCCCGGATGAATCCGGCCTGGCAATCCGTGTGCTGTTGGACACCGAAAACAACAGCGAGGCCCGCGCACTTTACAGCGCGGTACAGCGCGGCGACCTTTCCGGTATGTCTTTCATGTTTTCGGTGGCAGATGAGCGCTGGGAGGATGAAAACACAGATTATCCCAAGCGGCACATCACAAAAATCGCGTCCATTGTTGAGGTATCGGCAGTGACATTCCCTGCCTACCCTGACACTGAGATAAATGCAAGAGGCGGTGCATTGGAGAGTGCCCGCAGCGCATTGGAGAATGCGAGAAAGGCCAGGAGAAGCAAAGCACCGGAGGGTGATGCAGATGCGCTGGCGCTTGCAAAGGCAAAAATACTTGATATCTACAAAATATAGGAGGTAAGACACCATGAAGAAGTATTTCGAGAACTTTATCAAGCGTAAGCAGGAAGCCATTGCCGAAATGCGCAAGCGCGTGCAGGCATCCGATGATATCAATGAGGTGCGCAGCCTGGGTGAACAGATCGCCGCTGCACAGGAAGAAATCGAAGAGGCCCGCGCCAAGCTGGCCGAGTGCAACGCCCGCCTGGGCAATACCCGCGCTGACCTGGATGAGGGCCAGGAAGATGGCCAGGATGATGCCAACGATGGCCAGGGCGATGATGAGGATGAGCGCCCCGCCCTGGATAACAATGCCCGCAGCCGTAACTTTGCGCCTGGCCGTGTAGTGGGCCACTTTGATACCCGCAATGCACCCCAGAACCGCGCCAACATGGAGCGCCGCGCAAAGGAATTTGCACGGACTGGCCGCCAGAGCGTACCTGTAACCGAAACCCGCGCCACCCTGATCAGCGGCGGCAAGATTGCTACCCCGACTGAAGTCGGCGGCATCAATGATGCGTTTACCCAGGTATCCAGCATTGTTGATATGGTCAAGGTAACTGACTGCCAGGGCATGGGTGCTTACAAGGTGGCGTATGAAATCGCCGCCGCAACCGCTGCCACCCAGACTGAGGGTGAAACCGCTGCTGAATCCGATATGCAGTATGACTTTGTTACCATCACCCCCCAGACTGAGGCTGTTGTGTCCTATATCAGCAAGCAGGTGCGCAAGCAGAGCCCGCTTAACTACACTGCCAAGGTGCGTGAATCTGCCCTGACTGCCCTGCGCAAGCGTGCGGCCAAGATTATCACCGATCAGATCAAGGCATCTGACCTGGTTGATAAGCAGACCGTTGCGGCCATTGAAGCCACTACCCTGCGCAAGCTGGCCCTTTCCTATGGCGGCGCTGAGGGCGTTGAGGGTGGCGCAACCCTGCAGCTGTGCAAGGAAGATCTTATCAAGTTTGGTGACGTGCGCGGCACCCAGGACAAGAAGCCTGTATATGAAATCACCCCCAATACTGCCAACCCCAACACCGGCATTATCAAGGACGGCGGCCTGAGCGTGCCTTACTGCATCAACAGCAACCTGGCAACCCTTGAGCTGATTTATGGCAATCTCAAGTGCTTTGAGCTGGCCCTTTTCAGTGATTACGAAATTGCCCTTTCTGAGGACCGCAACATTGAAAAGCTCATGCTCACCATTGTTGGTGATGTAGAGCTTGGCGGTGAAGTTGTCGTGAACAAGGGCTTCATTGTAACTGGTGCAACTGCCTGATAAAAATTGCGGGGCGGTCATATCTGCCCCGCCTCACCTTAACAAGGGGGCGAGACAATGGCAACCTTTAACATGCTTGAACATGTGAAACTGTGCTTGGGCATCACCGATGAATACCATGATGCAATGCTGCAGGCCTATATCCAGGATGTGCGGTTTTACCTCCAGGATGCCGGTGTACCGCCCGATATAACAGAATCTGAGGTATGTGGCGGCGTTGTGGTGCGCGGTGTGGCTGATTTGTGGAATTATGGCGCGGGCGGAGCTGCGTTGTCGCCGTTCTTTCATGAACGGGCCGCGCAACTGGCCCTTAAATGGGGGGGTGACTGCTGATGCAGAGACCTAATGCGGCAGCACAAATGACAACAGCCTGCAGGCTGCATGTGCCCACCGTTAAAAACTATGCTTACGGCGCGCTAAGAAAAGAATATCGTGACGGCCCTGTATTCTTTGCGAACATCAAAAGCTATGGCGGCACTGAACGCATAAGCAATGATACGTTTGTGATCGAGGATACCTTGACATTAACGACCTGGTATAGACCGGATATAAAGGCTGATTGCCGCGTGTGCATTCTGCAAACAAACGCACTGTATGAGGTTGTTAATGAGCCCGAAAATTGGGAGATGCGCAACCAATTCCTGGTCTGCAAGCTGCGGCGGGTGATGGGCGGTGGCTAAAAAATCAAAGTTTGCATTCCGCTTTGATGAGATGAAGGTGCTTGCTGCCAAGATAGAGGCAGCAGGTGCTGACCTGCAGGATGCAGCAGATGAAGCTTTGAAAGCTACTCATGATTACATCACACCTCAGCTCAGCAGCGGCATTGCGGGGCATGTGCAATCCGGCGATACCAGAGATTCACTGGAAAAAACCCCGCAAGTCACCTGGAAAAGCCCGCTGTTGGCCCAGGTGAACATTGGTTTTAATTTGGCTGATGGCGGCTGGCCGTCAATATTCCTGATGTGGGGCACACCGAAAATGAAACCGGACATGTCGCTGCAGCGCGCTGCGTTCGGCCCGAAAATCAAACGGGAAGTTGCGAGAATTCAGAAAGAGGCAATGGAAGCATATTTGCGAAAGGTATTGAGGGGGTGAGGGCGTGGATGTTAAGGCAGAACTAATAATGATCTTTCAAGAGATGGGGTATCCATATAGTTGGTTAATGCACACCATGCCGCGCAACCAAGAGTATCCTGATTCGTTCTTTACCTTTATGGTGATCGACGCGCCATTCACTGCCCAATACGACAATAAACCAAATGCCGTGGTATGGGCGTTCTGGATAGGGTTTTACAGCAATGACCGCTTGAAGGTTGAAGCCGTTCCCAAAGAACTTGCAAAGAGACTGCGCGCAGCAGGCTGGGTGGTGCCCGGCCTGGGTGAAGATGTGCCAAGTGATGAACCTACGCATACTGGTTGGCGAATTACTGCTTACTATGTGCAAGAAATTGAAATATAGGAGGATGAAATATGAGCGGAGTTTTTGAATATCGCGGCGTTGATGGCGTTGTAATCGCCGAGGTTACTGGTGATGACAATGAGACGAGCGGCGGTTATGTTACCGGTGCAGTAATACCCCTGCTGCCTGTTGCTGAGATCGGCAAGTCAACTGAAAGCTCCAGTGAATCGCACTACTACGATAACCAGCCCATGGTTATCATTACGTCCGAGGGACCTGATGAAATCACTATCACCGGCGCGGGCATGGACATTGAGACTCTGGCCATGATCACCGGCAAGTCTTACGACAAAACCACCGGCGCGCTGGTTGATGGCCCCATGCTGACGCGCTTCTTTGCGCTGGGCTATCGCACCAAGGGCACTGATGGCCATTATCGTTATGTATGGCGTTACAAGGGCAAGTTTGCCATTCCTGAGGAAACGCATGCCACCGAGGATGACGGCACCGATGCAAACGGCACCGAGCTCACCTATACCGGCATCTATACTACCCACAAGTTTACCAAGGGTTATCTGGATGAAAAAGGCGCATGGCAGAAAGCTCCCGGCAAGGGCATCGTTGTGGACACCCGCAAGGACCTGGCCGATGTATCCACTTTCTTTGATTCCGTTACCACTGCGGACAGTCTGAAAGTAAAGGCGGCGACCTGATAACTGACGGGGCGGCATTGCCCGCCCCTTATTCTATATCAAGAAATTGGAGGGAAAAATATGGAGCTCAAACTTAATATCTACAAAAACCAGCGCGAGATCGAAAAGACCTATATTGCCGATACATACGACATTATGTTCGGCACGGTTGAGGACCTGGTAAACCTGCTTGATATGGAGGCGCTGCGCGGCAAAAAGGGCAATGAATCCTTGATAAATGCCCTTGCCAATCTGGTAACAGGCAGTAAGGAGCTCATACGCCCCCTGCTCAAGGATATATTCCCTGGCCTGACAGATGACGAACTGCGCCGCGTAAAGGCAAAGGAGTTGCTTACTGTTGTGGCAGGCCTTGCAGGTTTCTCTCTGGATGAGATAAAGGCCCTTTATGCAGCAGGAAAAAAAACGATGGAGAGCAGGCAGACGGGCTGACCCTTTACCAATCGTTGCTTGAGATGAATGTGCAGCTGTGCAAGGCATTCCCTGCACTATCTCCCTTTGCGGTGCGCCGTGAGCGCGCCCATGAGGTGTTTTTGCTGGTGCGCCGCATGAATACCCAGCCGAAAAATGTGAACGGGCAAAAGGTTGATAAAAAGGGCCGTGTCCGCCGCCCTGCTGGTGACGATTGGTTCTAATACCGAGGAGGTGAGGGTATGGCGGAAGATATCAAGACCACACTACAATTCCAGGCTGATATAACAGACTTTAAGGGCGCTATGAGTGAGGCCCGCAGTGCAATAAAGCTGGCCAACAGCCAATTCAATGCTGCGGCATCCTCCATGGATGATTGGAGCAAGAGCACCGAGGGCCTTACCGCCAAGATAGAGCAGCTGAGCGCCGTGGAATCTGCCGAAAAGCGCAAACTTGAAGTGCTGCGCAAGGCATATGAAAAGGTTGTCGATGAGCAGGGCGAAAACAGCGAGGCTGCCAAAGACCTTGCCACAAAGATAAATAACCAGCAGGCTGTTGTCAACAAGGTACGGCGTGAGTTTGATAAGTATTCTGATGTACTTGATGAAGTTGAAAACGGCCAGAAAGATACAGGCAAGACAGCTGATAATGCAGCTGAAAAACTGGATGATGTGGACAAGTCGGCAGATGAAGCGACCGAGGGGCTGGAAGATACGGCAGATGCCGCAGAGGACGCGGCCAGTGAATTTAAGCTGCTTGACAAGGTGGCAGGCGGCGTAAAGGTTGCCTTGGCTGCCGTTGGCGCAGTAATTGCTGCGGGCGTAACATCCATGCTTGCAGCTGCGGAAAGCACCCGTGAATATCGCCGGGAAATGGCTAAAATGGCCACCAATGCCGCTGAGGCTGGCGTAAGTATGGGCGCAATGAAAGACACCATGTTTGATGTTGCGGCTGTAACAGGTGACATGGATGCGGCCATGGAGGGCATGAATATGCTCATGGCCACCGGCCTGGATACAAGCAATATCGAAATGGCTGCCGATGCACTGACCGGTGCTGCAATCAAGTTTGACGGTCTGAACTTTGAAAGCTTGGCCGAGGGCTTACAGGAAACGCTTGCCGTTGGTGAGGCCGTTGGCCCGTTCGCTGAACTGATCGAAAGATCAGGCGGAAACCTGGAAGAGTTTAACGCGGGCCTGGCAAAGTGCTCCACCGAGGCGGAGCGGCAGGCCTATGTTATGCAATACCTGGCCAATAGCGGCCTTGCCGAAGTAAACGAGGCCTATGTAGAAAACAACGAAAACCTGGTTGAAGCAGAAAAGGCAACCTTTAGGCTAAATGATGCCATTGCAAGCATTGGCGCTATAGCCGAACCCATAATGACGGCGCTCAAGAATTTGGGCGCAAGTATCCTGGAAAGCATAACGCCTGCGCTGGCCATGATCGGCCGCGGCATTGAATTGATGCTGAGTGGCCAGTCTGGCATTGCGACCCTGACGGCGGGCATTGATAGCCTCTTTGATAAGATCATGAGCGGCATTACTTCTGCTGCCCCTGGGCTGATTCGCGTGATATCAACGGTGCTGCCAGCTATCATATCGGCCATTGTGCGTGCATTACCGACCATAGTCGGTGCAATCGTTGAGGTTGTGCCCCAGCTCATTTCTGCATTGCTGGGCCTGCTGCCCACGTTGCTCACCAGTCTGCTGCAGATGACAACTGAAATTATTGCCGGGCTGGCAGCTATGCTGCCAACTGTTGTGCAGGCGATTGTTCAGATAATTCCCCAGCTCATAACGGCATTGCTTGAAAATCTGCCCGTATTGCTTGAAGCAGCCATAACGTTGCTGATGGCCCTGGTGGACGCAATACCGACCATAGTCGCTTCACTAGCAGAGGCCCTGCCAACTATAATTTCGGCATTGACGGTTTTTCTTAGCAATAACATGCCCACAATACTGGCGGCAGCAACGGCGCTGCTGATGGCAATTGTAGACGCATTACCGACCATAGTCGCTTCACTAGCAGAGGCCCTGCCTACTATAATTTCGACACTGACCACATTCTTTGAAGAGAATTTGCCAGCCATTCTGGAAGCGGCAACGGCGTTGCTGATGGCAATTGTGGATGCCCTGCCCACTATCATCACTTCACTGGGTGAGGCGCTGCCGGATATCATAGCAACTTTAACAGACTTCCTGACTGGTGATAATATCGACACCATCCTGGAAGCGGCGGTAACACTGCTCACGGCAATTGTTGATGCAATTCCCGATATTGTAGATGCATTGATTCTGGCGCTGCCGGATATCATTAGCACTATCGTAACGGCTGTAAAGGACGCGCTGCCGGAATTGCTGGCAGCAGCCAAAGATTTGTTCTGGGCGCTGCTCACAGCTGCGGGCGACCTGCTCAATGAGCTCCCTGGCAAAATGCTGGAAATCGGCGGCGCTATTGTTGATGGCGTGCGTGACGCGCTGCCGGATTTGGGCGCAGCAGCAAAGGAGTTGTTCGATACAATTTGGAACAAAATTTCTGAATTGCCTGGCGAAATGCTCAGTATCGGTGAGAATATCGTGCACGGACTTTGGGACGGCATAAATGGCTGTGTTGATTGGCTGGTTGGAAAAATTAAGCAATTCTGCGGCGATGCAATCGGCGGAATACTTGAATTTTTCGGCATTGCTTCACCTTCAAAGCTGATGCGTGATCTTGTTGGTGAAAATATCGGCCTGGGTATGGCCGAGGGTATTCTTAACAGCCGAGGCGCGGTAAATAGCGCCGTGCGCAAGCTGAATGAAGCTGCAACGGATGGCCTTTCGGCGGGTGTTGGCCAGATGGCCGGTGCCGCAGGCGGCAGGCAGATCATATTTAACCAGACCAACAACAGCCCGCGTGCGCTGTCCAGGCGCGAAATATACAGGCAGACGCATAATGCGCTGTCGTATGTTGGAGGTGTGTGATGTTTACTTTGACAGTGGAACGCCCGGACGGTGAGCGGCTCACGCTCACACAGTACCGGAGCGCCTACACCGTAAAATATGCAGGGTTCGGACCGGTGGCCGCTGAGGTGGCCACCTCCCCCCTGGGCACTGCAGATGGCGATAAGATCACATTCACGCGCCGAGGCAAGCGCAATGCCGTGCTTACTGTGACCATAGGCGGGAATGTTGAGCAAAACCGGCTGCGCCTTTATACCTACTTCACGCCCGGGCACACTGTGCGGCTGTATTACAAGAATGGTGCCCGAGATGTATATACTGAGGGCGTTGTTGAGGCATTCACATGTGATCAGTTTACCGCACCTGTGCGCGCGCAGATATCTATTATATGCCCGCAGCCATATTGGATGAGCGCGGCAGAGATAGTGCACGACATTACCGGCGTGCTCAAACTGTTTTCATTCCCGTTTTCGATTCCTGCCAAGGGCGTTGAGTTTTCCGCTCTTGATGGCCGTGAGTATGCTCTTATCCACAATGACGGTGATGAGCCAACAGGATTCATTGCAAGCGTATATGCCCGCATGGATGTAACTGCCCCGGTGATTTATAATGCAATAACCCAGGAAGCGTTCCGGTTGTCTGGCGTGCTGCCGCAGGGTCATACCCTTACGCTCAACACGATCAGCGGCAGCAAGCGCCTTACTATCACCGACCAAAGCGGCGTGGTTACAAACGTACTGCACCGCAAGCAGCCTGGCAGTGTATGGCTGCAGCTGGCCCCCGGTGATAACTACATTGCATACTCAGCACAGGAAAACTCTGGCGCAATGGCAGTAAAGCTTATATATAACCAATTGTATGTGGGGGTGTAAGTCGTGGATTTTAATGTACATGATACAACTGGGCGCTGGGTGGGCCTGGTTGAATCGCCCACATCGGCAATATGGGCCCGCCACTATAAGCAGCCCAATGATTTTGAATTATACTTCCCGGCAACAGCTGAGATCTTGGCACTTATCACGGATGATTGCTATATTACCTGCGATGAGCGGCCAGAGGTGATGATTGTTGAACACATAGAAATCATGACCGATGCTGATGAGGGCGATTATATCAGGATAACCGGGCGCGGCGCTGAATCCATACTGGAAAGGCGTATCATATGGGAACAAACAGCAATCAAAGGGCGCGCCGATGATGCTATATACAAGCTTATTACCTGGAATGCCATAAACCCCAGCATTGCGGCCCGCGCGCTGCCTGTTGCAATGAATGCACCGGCGCTGCCTGGCTTTGCACTTACCTGGGTAATGGGTACCATAACCACCAGTGACGGCATGAACAATGCCAGCTCCACACGTTTTAGGGCTGAGGATTATATACCTATTGGCCGAGGTTTGCATATCACGGTTGCGAACACACAGCGCATTCATTTGTATTACTATGATGGTGATATGAATTACCTGGGTGCAACCGGCTGGCATGCCGTGACTGATTACACAATAACCCCCAGCACATATAACGGCGCTGTATATATGCGCGTTATCGTGTCGAATCGTGACAATACTGCCATTGGTGACCTTTCTGCAGCTGTCGCAACCGTGACTGTGCAGCATGGTATCAGCGCCCAGTATACTGGTGATGGCCTGCTTACTGCGGTACAGGAAATATGCACCGCATATGGCCTGGGTATACGGGCTGTTGCTGATGACATGGCCATGATCATGCCGAGGATTGAGATTGTTGAAGGTACAGACCGCAGCGAAAGACAGGCAAAAAACAGCCCTGTTATATTCAGTGATGAATATGAAAACCTGTTATCTTCCAGCTATGTGTTGGATACTTCAAAATATAAGAACGTTGCCCTGGTGGCGGGCGAGGGCGAGGGCAAAGCGCGCAAACGTGCAATATATGGCAATGCCGCTGGCATGGCCAGGCGCGAATTGTATGTTGATGCCCGTGATGTCTCCACTAATGACGGTGAGATAAGTGATGCCGAATACACTGAGCAGCTTGCGGCCAGAGGCGCTGAACAAACTGCCATGCATGCAGCAACAGAGGTTTTTGATGGCGAAATAGACATTAACAATACCTTTGCGCTTGATGTTGATTATACTTTGGGCGATATCGTAACCGTGGAAAATAAATACGGTATCCGAAAAAATGTGCGCATATCTGCCATTGTGGAAACTTGGGATATTATAGGATATACGGTTATACCGATATATGAGAATTTGGAGGTGTGAGCATGGCCATAGAAAGCGGATTCTTTAACAGTGTGAATGAGGACAGGTTATATAATGCCCGCGATATAAGCCGGTATTTTGAAAACATTCTGTCAAGTGGAATATTTAAGCGCATAACCAATTGCCTGCAGGTATCTGCGGCATCTGGCATGGGTATCACGGTGGCCCCGGGTGCCGGCCTGATTGATTGCCAATGGTTCCGCGCCTCCGAGGCCCAGGCGCTCACTGTGCCTGCAGCACATGCGGTGCTGCCGCGCATTGATAATGTGGTTGCCAGGCTTGACTTTTCAGAGGAAGTAAGGGCGATTACTTTGAAAGTGATCAGCGGCACGCCTGCTGAATCCCCGGCAGCCTTGCCCCCTACCCGTACAGCGACCGTGTATGATTTGGTATTGGCCCGCATACTGGTGCCCGCTGGTGCATCTGCCATTGCTGCAGGCAATATCACGGATACCAGGGCCGATGAGGCAATCTGTGGATATGTGCAAAGCCTTGTGGATACTCCCGTACTTAAAACATTCAATTCGCGGTATGAAGCGGCAGCGAATAACGTAACCTCAATACCCATCAACATTGTGGGGCTTGATTATAACGTTGATATACTTAATGTGCACATCAATGGCTTTAAGCTGGCCCCGGGCGTTGAATATACCGTAAACGCTGACCGGGGTACAATTACCCTGGCAGATGCCGTGGATGCTGGTACCATTGTTGACTTTGAGGCATACAAACCCATAATGCCGGATGATATCCCCGACATGGCCGACATGGTAACCGATATGGCCCAGGCAGTAACCACACTGCAGGCAAAAGTTGCGGCCCTTGAAGCAGATACCGGCTGGATTAACCTGGCATGGGCCGAGGGCATCACTTCAAACGATAATTGGCAGCCCCGTATTCGCAGGGTTGGTAAGTCAATATTCCTGCGCGGCCTGTGCATGGGTGTAACTGCAATTGATCAGCAGATACTTACCGTGCCCGATGGATACAGGCCCACTCAGGGCGGTCATGCATATGTTGCATACTGCAGCAGCAATAACAACACCCGCGCGGCCCGCATGTTCATATATGAAAATGGCGCTGTTGTTGTGAGATCGACCGAGGGCGGCGCACCGACCGGAAACGACGTAATAACAGTATCAACCAGTTGGCTGATTGACTGA